AAAGGAAATCGTCAGGGACTATCTGGTCGCCGGCGGCTTCGATGGGCTATACAGCGGGGGCGGTGATTGTGAGTGCGAGGTTGCGGACCTCTTCCCGTGTGGGGCGGAGGGCGTCGGGGGGTGCCACGCCGGGTATCGGCAGCCGTGCAATTACTGCGAGTACGGCTGGCATATCGGAGAAGCCAGGCAGAGCATGAGCGACAGGGAGCTGATCGAAGAACAGATCGAGAAGCTGATCAAAGATGAGGAGGAGGAGGTGAAGCCATGACCGTTGCCAGCGATGCAATCAGCGAGCTGCGCAAGATCACGGCTGAACTGACGGATGCTGGCGTTGGGAACGACTACATCCGGCGTTTGGCCCTGGTGTGCGGCAAGATCGAGATGGTGATCGACGCGGAGGTGATCAGGCTTGCCCTGGATGGGCTCGCGTACGATGGGGAGCACCACAAACAGTGGCATTTGGAACAGATATTGCTGTATACCGTCGGGGAAGATGCGTTCCAAAATCTGCATGAGCAGGGGCAGTGGGAAAGGGGGATTGCACCATGAACGTGCGAGACCGAGCAATCGGACGTGACGTGGATGTGCGAGCGAAGGAGTGCCTGAAATGCTCGTGCTACTGGCCGCGTCTCGATCCCGGGAGTTTTGCGCAGGGGCGAGGATATACGTCCCGCCCTGGTCATGGGTGGCTTTGCGGCACGAGAGAGATCAATGGATGCCCGCCAGAAGATCAGCGAGGGCTAATTTGTAAATCTCAGTGGGGTGAAGCGATGACGCGAAAAGAAATCGTGAAGCGCCTATCATGGCTTCACCTCCTGAAAGTTAGCGCACACACATACATCGGGGTTAGCCCGTCCGAGGTGCAGGCTATCGAGGCTGCTGCCGCAATCCTCGAAGCGGGTGCGTGCGTGTGCCCTGACTGCGGCGGGGACAAGCAAATCGTGCACGTAAAATATGATGCGCAGATCGGCAGGACGGTCAGCGTTGCCTCATGTTGCAAACGGTGCAACGGGACGGGTGGCATATTCGCCGCGGAGGTGAAGCCATGACCGGTATATCCGCAATCGTCGAAGCGGGTGCGTGCGGGTGCCCTGACTGCGGAGGGGCTGGAAATGAGCGAGACAATTGATCGAGCCAAGGCCCGGTTCGGATTGGACGACAAGGTTAGCGAGATCCATCATCGCCTCGGCATCTGCGTCGCCAGGGTTGAGGTGCGGGAGGTGAGGCCGTGACGAAGGGCGAATTGAGTCGTTATCGGGGGGGGAGAAATGAGCGCCGTGCCGGATGGAATCTCCGTCCGGCCTACTGGGATGCGGTATGCGGCTCGATGGTGTTCGTTCTTGGTCTCCTGCTCGGAGCGGTCGCGACGTCCAGTTCGGCGCGTGGAAGTGATGGATTAACAGAAGCGGTTCAGGAGTCCAAGCAGGCACTGACAGAAGCGGTTCAGGAGTCCAAGCAGGCACTGGTGGATATGCTCACGGTGCGCGTGGCGCTGGCCGAGCAAAACGCAAGCCGGCAACGCGAGCGGGCGGAGGCGGTCAAGTGGCTCGCCGCCGAGGACAAGGCGCGACTCGCAGAGATGTATTACCGCGAGTTGATGCGTGTCGGTGTGTTCGGTGACGGGATGTGCTCCGAGCATGTGGCTGCTGCGATGCGGGCCGCGGATCGGAAATTCGCGCGCGGTGAGCGGTAGGCCGCACGCGATCCTGGCTGAGCCGCGTCAGGGGCTTGACAAGCGCGAAACGGTGCGCTACAGTGATGGCATGGAGGGCACGGAAATGGCGATCACGGCGAGGTTCCCAGGGAAATGTGCGTCGTGCGGGGGCGCAATTCGAGTTGGCGAGGCCGTTAACTGGTCGCCGCGCACCGGCACACGACACATCGTCTGTCAGGCGACGGCAGAGCGCGCCGCGGCGGTCACGGGTGGTCCAGGAGAGGTTCGGCTGAGCTGCGGAGAAGGCTACGGCGGCGTGCCCTACCGCGTGGGCGACGTCCTGCGCAACGGGGCCGGGGGGCCGGTGGTGGTGGTCACGGCCGGCAAACGCTACTACCACGAAGATGGGTTGTCATTCGGTGTCGGAGATGATGCGGGTTACATCTATTTCGCGACCGCTCGCCGGGCGACGCCAGAAGAGGCCGCGCCACTGTTGGAGCGCGAATCCGTCGCCGTCGCGCGCAAGAAGGCCAGGCTGGCGCTGGAGAACATTGAATCGTTCATCCGCTTCGAGGGCGAGCGGCCGAAGGATGAACAGCCGGTGGGTGAGCTGTTGTGCGACACCGACACGACGTACGGTGGCGGAAACTGGTGGGTGCTGAGCGATGAATGGATTTGGTTCGTCGCCAACAACGGGCGGGACGGCGACAACTGGAGCGACAACAACGTCCGCACCGGTGGAGCTGGCGCGATTGGTCGGCGAGTGAAGGCCACCCCTGGGCTCCTCGCGGAAATCCGCGCTGCGTGGGCCGCAAGGTGAGGAAAGATGAGTGATTCGGATCGAGGCACGCTCATGGAGTTGGCGGAAACGATCGCCGAAGCGACCGGGTACTCCGGGGCTCTGCTCACGCAGGGGACGCTGTTCGCCGCAGCGCTATTCGCGATGGCGCACAGAGATGAATCTCGGTCCGCGTATTTCTTGCGTCGGGCAGGCGAGATGGAAGCCCGGTTGTCCGACGATGACAGAAAAGTGCACGACAGATCATCGTCGGCGCCGGCGAACCTGGCGCCCGGATGGAACTTCGGTGGGCCTGGGCGCGGAAGCGTTGACTAGATGAGCGAGAGAGAACCACAGAAGGGGCGTGAGCCAAACTCTTCGAGTGCGCCGAGGCTAGCGAGCGAGCCGGAAGAAGTGAGAGTGCCGTGAGAATCCTGAGCGAGGCGTACAAGCAGAGCGCATCGATTGGCGTGAGGACTGCGGTCCGGGCCGGCGCCGTGGGGTGCCGGTGTGGCGCTGGGCTTATGGGGTGTCTCACATGATAATGAGGAGTAGCCGTTGAATCAGCGAGGGCACCGGGAATGAGGAGCGAGTCGGAGTTTTGGAGTGCGCCGCGCGGGTGACGAACGAGTCGTGACATAGGAGAGCGCCATGCCTGTTGAACGAGAAGGAGGGGGCAAGCCGGAAGTGGAGAGAGTACCGCGCTAGGAAAGCGAGCCGAGAAGTTCCTGAGCGAGGAGGCAACGAAGGCGCTGGGTGTTCCCGGCGCCTTTCGTCGTCTCGGCACAAAACTGGGGGTGGACGGGTGGTCTACCACTGGGCTACTCTGGTGCAGGTGCCGGGAGGGCGAACCGAGATGGTCGGCAGACGCTATCAATGGGAACAGATGGGCTACTCTGGTGCAGGTGCCGGGAGGGCGAACCGAGATGGTCGGCAGACGCTATCAATGGGAACAGATTCGGACCGAGTATGTTACGGGCGGTGACGATGTAACGCACGCGACCCTGATCGCAAAATACGGCTGTGCCGCGTCGCTGCTGAAAAAACATTCGGTGCTGCAACACTGGACGCAGGACCGGCGTGAGTACCGCGAAATGACAAGGAGAGAAACGCTACGCGTGTCGGCGCACAACGAGGCCGAGATGCGGGTTCGCCATATCCAAGCGGCGAAGCAGTTGCAGGGGATTGCGATGACGCAGCTTCGGCGGAAGATGCAGCCGCACGAGGTACGCGAGCGGAACGCTGAAGGGGTGGAGCAAACACGGATCGTGCCGCCAGAGATCGAGTCGGAAATGTCGACGGGGGAGATTCGGGCCTGGATCAAAGATGGAATTGCGCTTGAGCGGGCCGCGTCTGGAGTCGACGACGAGATCAAGGCGAGGGTGGAGGCAGAGGTAGAGGGCATGTTTGACCAACTCCGGGCGGAACTACCAATTGAAACCTACCAGCAGGTGTTGAAGGCGCTCGCCACCCATGTCGATAGTCAGCCAGATCGCGTCAAGCCGAATTGAGGGTACAGCCGCGCAAATCGCGTGGCGGCATGAGCTGGGGGACCGGTGGAACCCGCTCCGGCTGACTGAGACGTCCGTGGCCTGGCCGCCGAACGTCTACCCGACGAGCTACCAGCGACAGGCGATGGTGGATGTGTCGGAGTTCCGGCGGGTGTGCTACCGGGGTCCGCACGGCATAGGGAAGACGGCGCTTGCTGCGTGGCTCCTGCTGTCTTTCGCGGCGACATTCGAAGCGGCTGGAGAGGACTGGAAGGTCGTCACCACTGCATCGGCGTGGCGGCAACTCACGCACTACCTCTGGCCGGAGATCCGAAAATGGTCGCGGCGTATTAAGTGGGATTTACTGGGAGTGGCGGAGATGTCTGGTCGTAAAGCGGGTCTGCTTCAGCAGATGTTGCGGGGACTCCACGGAGAGGCATTTCCGGTGGCGTGCACCGATCCGTCGACGATCGAAGGAGCGCACGCGGATCATCTGCTGTACATATTCGATGAGGCCAAAGCGATCCCGGCGGCGGTGTTCGATGCCGCTGAGGGAGCGTTGTCCGCTGGAGATTCCTACGCGGTGGCGTTATCAACACCGGGGCCGATGTCGGGTCGGTTTTGGGAGATCTGCAACCGCCAGGCCGGGACGGAGGATTGGCATGCGGTCCACGTTACGAAAGAACAGGCGATCGCGGCAGGCCGAATGGATGAGAAATGGGCGGATGACCGGAGGCGCCAGTGGGGCGTCGAGTCCGCGGTATACCAAAATCGAGTCGAGGGGAACTTCGCCGCGTCAGACGAGGATGCGCTGATCCCGCTGGCATGGATTGAAGCGGCAAATGAGCGTTGGCATACCTGGAAACAAGAAGGATGCGCCGCGGGCGGGAGGTTCATTTGCGTCGGAGCGGACGTCGCGCGAACTGGCGTGGACCAGACCAAATACGCGGAGCGGTACGAGCGGGGGGTCTGGGGCATAGCGCGGCGGGCGAAACAGTCGACGATGCGCACGGTCGGAGAACTCTCTGCGATCGTCGGAACAAAGGGCGGGTATGCGGTAGTCGATGTGATCGGGGTCGGTGCTGGGGTCGTGGACCGGCTACGTGAGACTGGCGTCGAGGTCGTGGCGTTCAATGCGAGCGCTTCGACGGAACTGCGAGACTCTACGGAACTGCTCCAGTTTCGCAATGCGCGGACGGCTGCGTGGTGGGCAGTGCGTGAGGCGCTCGATCCTGAGGGCCCGTCACCGATCGCGCTCCCGCCTGACGATGAGCTCACGGGTGATCTCACGGCGCCGACATGGCTACGGAACTCGTCCGGCCGGATTGAGCTGGAGTCGAAGGATCGGCTGAGGAAACGCATTGGCCGATCTCCGGATGCGGGCGATGCCGTGGCGCTGGCGCTGTGGCCGGAGGGGACGAACGAGGTTGAACTCTGGTGAGAGGCAGGGTGGACAACGGCCGGCGCTGGGCCTACGCTGTGGATAGGGCGACGGAAAGGCAGGAAAATTATGGGCATAAAGATGTGGTTCGGGGGCGGAAAAGCGAAAATGAGCGGAGGAGTGGAGAAGTCAACGCCTGGGGAAATGTCGCTGGTGCAGGATTACGAGCGGACGTTGATCGCTGGCGCGACAAGGTCGCGGAAGGCGCCGCAGCGGACCACTGCGGAGCTACTCGAAGCGTTTTCCGCAGCGCCGTGGCTCCGGGCGGTCACCGACCGCGTGGGCACGTCCTGCGCGTCCGCTGGCTGGCACCTGCGACAGATCAGCGGTTCGGCATCGCCGGCGCAACGCTCAGTCCTGCGGATGGGTGGGCCAAGGCAGCGGGAAATGGTCCTGCGGTCAGTCGCTGACGGGGACTCAATCATGGAGCACCCACTGCTTGACCTCCTGACGAAACCGAATCCGTTCATCGAAGGATCGAGCTTGATCGCGCTGATTCAGCGGCAGATCGACCTGATCGGCGAGATGTGGGTGATCAAAGAAGACGCTGCGGCGCCCGGATCGGGCGAGGCGCGGTGGAAGCCGGGCCGGCTCCCGGCGGCGCTATGGCCGGTTCCGGGCACATGGGTCGCAAAGCGGCCGACGCCGACGGACCCAATGGTGCGGTTCTCGTTCGGCTCATTCCAGAGGTCGATGACGATGGAGAATGTGATCTGGGCGATCAACCCCGATCCTGCAAACCCATACGGCCGTGGTACCTCGCCAGCGCTGGCGCTCGCTGATGAGATTGATATTCACGAATACGCGTCTAAATATCTGAAGCATTACTTTTTCAACTCGGCGATGCCGCCTGTCCTGATTACGTCCAAGCAATTTCGGGGCCGCGAAGACACGGACAGGCTCGAAGAACGCTGGATGCAGAAAGCGGCCGGACTGTTCGACAAGATGAAGCCGATGTTCTTGTCCGGCGACGTTGAGGTCACGAACCTCCAGACAGACATCGCCTCGATGGGCCTGTCCGGGCTCCGGAGTGAGACGCGGGATACGATCCTGCACGTGTATGGCTGTCCGCCGGAGATTTTCGGGATCGTGGAAAATTCGAATCGCGCCACGGCCGAAGCTGCGGATTATATCTACGGGAAATGGGTGATCGCGCCGCGGCTGGAGTTTTTGCGGGGCGTGTTCCAGTCTCAGCTTGTTGACACCTATGACCCGAACATGTCGCTCGAATACGAGTCGCCAATCCGGGATGACCGGCAATTCCGGCGCGAGGTGATCGCCGCTGCTCCGGAAGCGTTTAGCACGGACGATGTCCGGGCTCTGGCCGGTCTCGACCCGCTGCCAGACGGCGCTGGACGCGTGTTCTGGGTGCGGTCCGGGATGACGGCGGTCAGTGAGAGCGAATATGGGATGCTGGGAGAACTCCCGGATGAAACGCCGATCGCTGACCTCCCAAGCGAAGCCCCGGCACCCGCTCCCGCTCCCATGCCTGGATCGGACGGCGGCGCCGCTCCGGTGCCACCCGGAGACGGCGGGGCTGGGAAATAGCGTGCGAACGTTCGAGGCGTTCATCTTGAAATCGTCGGCGCTCGTGCCGCCTGGATGGGTGGGTGTCATTTCGCAGACCGTCCTCGATCAGGCGCGCCGAGGGCGCGCGACGCTGTTCGCGCGGTGGGTAGAACGGACATTGGAGGCGGTGGCTGGGCATGTTCCGCGGGCGGAAATGGAGGCGGCGATCGTCGCTGGGAGGATCGACGAAGCTATCGCTTTGATCCGGGCCGCGGCCGTGGTTGCCGGCGAGGCGGACGCCAAGGAGTTGATCGCCTACATGGCGAAGGCGCACCGCGCTGGATCAGGAGCTGCGGCAGCGGCATTACGGACGGCGGGGTTCGGTCTGGACTTTGAACTGCCAGCTCCGGAGGCGCTGGCCTGGGCTGCGCAGCACGCCGGGGAGTTAATTGTGGAGGCGACCTCCGACATGCGGGCCGCGGTTGAACATGTCGTGAGCATGTCGCTGGCCGGGTCGATGACTCCGCCTGAAGCGGCGCGGAAAATCCAGAAATTCATCCCGCTGAACTCGCGGCTGGTGCGCGCGCAACTCCGGTTTGAGGCGCGCGTCGACGCGGCCGTCGCGGTGGGCGCCATGACGGTGGGGCGGGCGGCAAAGGCGATCGCGCTGAATCGTAAACGGCTGGTTCGCTACCGGGCCAGGATGATCTCGCGGACGGAAATCGTGCGGGCGTTGAATGCGGGACAGGAGGCGCTGTGGGCGGAATCGTTCCGGCGCGGGTTGCTCCCGAACACCGTCAAACGGATGTGGATTGTGACTCCGGACGATCTGCTCTGTCCGATATGTTTGGCGATGCAGGGTCTGCTCACATCGCTGGGTGTGCCATGGATGGCTGGAGGGCGGGCGGTCATGACGCCACAGGACATCCACCCGCACTGCCGATGCTGTGAAGGTCTTGTATTCAAAGCGAAACTGGGTCTTGGGGCTTGACAACACAAACGAACGGTTTACGCTACTCAGTAAGGGCGGCGTAACAAGGAGGGATCGTGGCAAAGACTCTCAGTATAGAAAAGTGGCGAGCGGCTAACATGCCGAAGGATGCTGTCCTGAAAATGGACGGGTTCGACCTTCAGGTGGTGCGGCTGCTCGATCAACCCCAGGATGCACGGAACGGAGGGAGAATTGAGTTCATCATCTCGACGGGCTCAGAAGATCGGATGAGGGATCGGGTCATCCCGGAAGGCGGAAAGATCGGCCAGTTTCTGAAGAATCCGGTCGTGCTATACGCTCATGATTCGAGCGGGCTGCCGATCGCGCGGGCGGAGTCGATTGATCTGGTCGACGGCGCGTGGAAATCCATCGCGGTGTTTCCTTCGGAGGATCTCCATCCATTTGCGAACCAGGTCTACCGGCTGCTGGTCTCCGGATACCTCCGGGCCGCGTCGATCGGGTTCCGGCCGCTCAAAGTTCAAGAGGTTCCGGAGCGGAACGGTTTCGATTTTGTGGAATGGGAGCTGATGGAGTGGTCTGTGTGTCCGGTGGGAGCGAACCAGGACGCTCTCGCCATCGCGCGCCGCTCGTTCGTCGGCGATGATTCCGAGTTCGATCTCGCTGTGAAGGCTCTGGCCGATGCGACTCCGACTGAAGACGTGGACGAGAACGACACGGAACCGAGCCAGGCGCTCGCGGAAGGAGACGCAGCGGCAAGTGCGGTAACTCCGCCGACCGAAGGGGCTGCGACCTGCGAGGTGGAAGCGCAGCCGACAGAGAGCGTGGACAAGGTCGGTGGGATCTCAAGTCCGACAGGCGCCGCAACGCTGCAATCCGTGAGTGAGGCAATCCTGGCTATGACAGAGGCCGCGGTCACACTGCGTGAGGTGATGCAAGCGCTGGTCGACGGGTTCGAGGAGATGAAAAACGCTATCGGCGGCGGGGGGCCGGCGGCGGAGCGTATCGAAGAGACCGATGAAGGAGGTGATCCATCATCTGAAACGAAGGATGCGGACCAGGGCGTGGTTCATCTGGCGGATGGCGCTGATGCGTCGACGGTCCGCCGAGCGCTGTTCGACATGTTCGGCGTACAACGGGCGGGCGCCGGCGACGACACGAGGGGAGAAGGGTGATGGAAATGACGGTGGAGCAACTTCAGGAGGTAGTCCGCGAAGTGATCCGCGAGGCGGGGCTGGTACAGGCCGCTCCGGAGGGGTCGGCGGGCGAGTTCAAGCACGCGTTGTTCGCTGGTGCGACCAACGCGCGACGGGCCGAGACGATGAGCCTCGGTGTTGGAAAGCTGATCCGGGCGCTGGCCGCCGCGAAGGGCGACCCGGAGCGGGCCGCCGCGTGGACGAAGAAGCACTTCCACGACGAGGCGATCGAGAAGGCGCTGCTGGCGTCCGACGGGGGGTCTGGCGGTTTCACGGTGCCGGAGGATTACACCACCTCGGTGATCGAGTTCCTGCGGCCGGCATCTGCGATCCGGCGCATGAACCCCATCATCGTGCCGATGCCGAACGGCAACATGACGCTGCCGAAGCAGACTGGCGGCGCGGCTGCCAGTTACATCGGGGAAAGCTCGAATCTGCCAGCGACAGGCGCCTCGTTCGGGCAGGTCAAGCTGTCGTGGAAGAAGCTGGGAGCACTCGTCCCGGTGTCCAATGATCTGCTGCGGTTCAACGCGGTGGGCGTGGACACGATCGTTCGCGACGACCTCGTGGCGGCTCTGGGCCAGCGGTCCGACCTGGCGTTTCTGCGGGATGACGGCACGGACTTCACTCCCACGGGTCTGCTCCACTGGGTGATCGCTGCCAACACGTTCGGCGCGAATGGGACGGTCAACCTCGCGAACGTGACGACCGATCTTGCGACGATGGTCCTGAAGCTCCGGTCCTCGAACTGCCGAATGCTGCGGGTGGGGTGGATCATGTCGCCGCGAACCGAGATGTATTTGATGACGATTCGGGACGGAAACGGGAATTTCGCTTTCCGCGACGAGATGCTCCGCGGAACCCTGTGGACGTTCCCGTTCGCTGTCACAACGCAGATCCCCGAGAACCTTGGAGCCGGCACGAACGAGACCGAGCTGTATCTGGCGGATTTCGCCGACGTTGTGATCGGCGAGGCGCAGACGCTGCTCGTCGACGTGTCGACCGAAGCCGCGTACCATGACGGTTCGGCAGTCGTCGCGGCGTTCTCGCGCGACGAGACCGTCATCCGCGCGATCCTGCTCCACGATCTCGGTATGCGGCACAACGGCTCGTTGGCCGTGCTGACCGCGGTCAAGTGGGGCGCCTGAGCCACTGGTGAGTAACGACCGGGGGCGGGATTACTCCCGCCCCTATTGAAAGGAAGGGTGGGAGAATGAATGCACGGAACATCGGGGCAGAAATTACCGCCAAGATCGGGGCCATCGGGACTGCTGTAGCCGCTGGGGCAGGGGACAATACCGCGCTGGTCGGACAGGTTGTTGATCGTTTGGCGTTCGGCGACGGTGCGGGAGCGCCTCTGTCGGCTGTGGGAGTCGCGATCTTCAAGACCACGCTCGCGGATGGAAAGACGTTGTCGCTGACGTGGAAAATCGAGCACGGAAACGATGTCGGGCTGTCGGACACCGCGGACCTTCAGACCAAGGCGAAAGCGGTTGTCTCGACCGGCGGCGCCGGCGGATCGACCAACTACGGCGCGGAGACTCTGGACATCGACCTCAGTGGGTGCAAGCGGTATATCCGCATTACGGTCACTCCTGACCTCGACGCGGCGAACACCGATACGGCGTCGCTGTCTACCGCGCTGATTTTCGGTGGGTTCGCTAGGGTGCCGATCGCCTGACCACTATGGTGGAGGTAGAACGTGAGCAAAGTCGCAGTGAAGTTCCTGACAAAGACGCCACCATATAACGCGGGAGAGATCGCTGGATTCGCTCAGGGGGTCGCCGAATCGCTGGTGATCTCCGGTGTGGCGGTCTACTACGCGCCGGCGGTCCTGGAACACGATCGGCAGTTTGATGCGAGTTCGGGAGAAGTCACGAAGCCGGCCGTCAGCAGGGCGCAGATTGGGAGCACCAAGGCGCACCGAGGAGCGGGCCGGAAGGGATAGGTGCAGTCGTGATCACAGCGGAAACGATGCTCGTGGCTCCGATGATGGTAAGCGTGGCCGATGCGACTGCTGCGTTGTCGCTCCCGGCCGAATACGCTGATCAGGTCGAACGTTGGATTAGGGCTGTCACGGGGTCGATTTTGCGGATGGTAGATCGCGAGAAGTTTGGGTTGCTGTCGACGGTCGTCGAAGAGTTGGCCGGGTCTGGACGCCAGAAACTGCTGTTGGCGCGAGGGCCCGTCGTCGGGACTCCGGTGGTGCTGGAAGACGACGCGGCAGTGACGGATTTTGTCATCGCGCCACGGTGGGCGATGTTGTATCGCGAAGCCGGTTGGCAGAAGAACCTTGCGGTGGTCAACTCGTTCGGAATCCTGGCGGAACCGACCGGGGAAGCGGGGAACACGATCTCGGTGACATACCGGGCGGGGTTTGTTCCGTATGACCAGGACATCACCGTCGACGGCACGGTGGAACATCTGGTCGCCGACGTCCCGGAGGAAATCGTCGAGGCTGCGATCGAGCTTCTGGCGGCGCGGCTGACGCGGCGGCAGCACTCCTCAGGTGTCGCCTCAGAGACTGTCGGGTCGATGTCAATCTCCTACCGCAAGACAGATGAGATGCCGGAAGCCGCGCTCGCAGCGCTGGACCCATGGAAATGATCAGCGACCTCGGGCATTTGCTCGATGAAACCGTCCTCACTCGATCCTCAACTGGATTCAACGAGCGCGGCGAACTCGCATTCGACGGCGCCTATCGAGCGGTGAAGTGTCGAATCGAGCACCGGCCGAAGATTATCAATTCGATTGCCGGAGAACTCTCGGTTGGCTCGGTCATTATTCACACGTTTGAACAGGTAGGGCTTTCGGAAGAAGTGAATCTCCCGGATGGATCGACGCTGGTCGTCATGATGACCTCAGAGATGCGCGATTCCATGGGGCAAACGGTGTGCGAGATTGTGCTGGGGTCTGGACCGAAGGCATCCCAATGAGCGAGCCGATCACCATCACCGTCATCGGGGGCGGTCGATTGGCTCGCGCGTTACGGCGCGCGGGCGGGAGCGTTGAGGGGGTTGTTTCCAGCGTGCTTTACCAAGGCGCTGAAGCAATCGTGACGGAATCAAAAGAGCGATTCGTGCCGGTTAGGTGGGGCGCATTGCGCGCATCGGGACACACGTTGCGGCCGGTCACGAAGGCCGGGGTTGTGGAAGTGGCGATGGGGTTCGGCGGTCCGTCCGCTCCGTACGCGTGGCGGCAGCACGAGAACCTGGCCTACCACCACACTGTCGGGCAGGCGAAGTATTTAGAGAAGCCGACGCTGGAACGAGTCCCGGAAATCAGGCGTGAGGTGGAACGCGAGGTTGCGAAGGCGGTGGGCGCAAAATGAGCGGAGCGGCCGCTGTGGCGGCGGCAATTGAGATTAGCCAGTTAGCCGTAATCGGCACGTCGCTGTTCATCGGCGAGGCGCCGGTGATGGTTGAGGATGTGGTAGTCGTGATCGAATACGCTGGGCTCGGACCGCTCCGGGTGTATGGGAATCATTCCCAGGGGATTGACCGGTCGCGCGTCCAGGTGTTGGTGCGGCGGAAAGCGGCGGCTGCGGCGGATTTGCTCGCGTGGGAGATCTACCGGGCACTGGACCGAATGAGGAATGCTGGACTGCCGGGCGCCAGGATCGTCGCGATTGAGGCGCTGGGAACTCCGGCATTTTTAGGACGCGACGACCGCGGTTTCGCGCAATACGTGTGCAACTACGAGGTTGGAATTGCAAGGGAGGGTTCATGAGCAGAAAAAACGAAAATGCACCGGCCAGTACAGACCCGGTTCCAGTTGCGACGCATGGAGCGCGGAAGGCGGCACAGAAAGAAGACGCACTCGTGGGGCCGGACGATGTCGCGATCGCCAAAATCGGGCGCTGGGGCGAATACCGGAACTTCGAGTGCCTCGCCTGCGACTTTAAGACGTTGAACAGAGACACGGCGTTGGCGCACTACCAATCGGAACACGCTCCGGCACCTCCGGCGCCGGCGCCGGTAGAGGCGGTGCTGCTGGACCGATGGGGAAACGCGATCACAGAAAGGGAGGGATAACACATGGCAAGGACGGCACTGACTCCGGTAAATGCGCCGGGAGTTTTCGCCAGCACGAAAGCCGTGGCGGCGTTCACCGCGGCGGATGTGGCGAACGGGAACTCGGTGGCCTGCACTGGCAGGGAACTGATCTTGGCAAAGAACGCGAACGCCACTGTCGCCAAGACGATCACGATCGCATCGTCGGTCGATCCGTACAACAGAACCGGCGACAAGGTGATCTCGATCGGGGCAGCAGGTGAAGTCGTTATCATCAACCAGCATGATTTCACGGGATGGATTCAGTCGGACGGCAAACTCTACCTGAACGCGGAAAGCACTGACGTCTCGCTGTGCGTGATTGTGCTTCCGTTCTGAGTCGACGGAAGAACAACGAAACCTGTGAATTGAAAAGAAAGGGAGGGTCGAAATGAGCAACGCGGTACATGGGTACGGAACTCAGCTACAGATGGGTGACGGAATCGGCGGCTACACGACGGTCGCCGAAGTCACCGAGGTTGGTTCGCCGAAGGTCTCGGCGAACATGGTCGACGTCACCAATATGATGTCGACGAGTGGGTGGCGGGAGAAGCTGCCGACTTTGCTCGACGGCGGCGATGTGTCCTTCAAGGTTAACTACTTGCCGGCGGACGCGACGCACGACGGGACGGCGGGTTTCATCTCGTTGCTCAAGAACCGCACGCGGCGATCGTGGAAGATCATCCTGCCGGACGCGGGGACGACCACGTGGGTGTTCGACGCGTACGTCTCGGGGTTCGAGGGTGGCATTCCGCTCGACGGCGTTCTCACTGCATCGTTGACCCTGGCCATTACGGGCGCTCCGACGCTGCCGTAGTAGCCGTAGTAGCCGCGAAAGAAGGGTGAGCGCAATGAACCAAGGGGCGGAGAACAACACGCAGTTTCCCGATCACTTCATCAGCACTGAAGAGATCAGGCTGGATCGGCCGCGGTTGATGCGGCTGGACTTGAACGCGCTGGCGTTGATCGAGAAGTACACCGGTGCCAACCTCCTGTTGAATCAAGATTTTTGGCGGCAAATGGGCGTCGCCGATTTGGTCGTGACGTTATGGGCAGCGATCAAATCCGGCGAGGTCAGGGATGCGGCCGGAAACGTGGTCGACGTGGATGGCTGTAGCTGCGACGCGTTGTCGCGAGAGGCTGTCGGGGCACTCGTCGGGCCGCAGTCGCTGGCTTACGTGTCGGATCGTCTCGTCACGCTGTGGCGTAAGACGTTGCCCTCGACGGGGGCGAATGATGAGGGAGCCGGAGCCGCTGGGGCTCCGGCCATCCCTTTAGCTCCCGTGGGTTCTGGCGCAACGCATGGGCAGTCGCCAGAGTAACGCTGGGGTTCACGGACGCCGAGTTCGGCCGGCTGACTCTTTTGGAGTTCATGGCCGCCCTCGACGTTTACCGCGCGAATCAGGGACGGGACGACCAGAGAGCCGCGATGATCGCATGGGTTATCGCATCCGGGTCGCTGATCCGGGAGGACAAACGGCATTGGGCGCTCGACGATTTTTTGCCGATGGCGTCGCGGTCGGCGAAGGGAAGCGCCGGAGAAAGTCACGTCCAGACATTGAATGAGCAGCGCGACGCTGTGATAGGGCTGAAAGCGTTATTCGGAGGGTGAGCGCTATGGGTGCGGGACTCAACGACGTAGTGATCCGGCTGCGTGCCGACCTGTCGCAATACACCCGTGGAATGGCGGACGGTGCTCATTCGGTCGAGCGGCTAGGTGATGCAGCGAAGGCAACAGGTCTGAAGATCGCGATGATTGGCGGTGGTCTCGGGGCTGCCACAATCGCGAGCGCCAAAAGCTTCGCGGAGTTTGCCAGCGGGCTCAACAAGATCGTCGGCCTGGTCGGTGTCTCACGCGAGCAAATCAACGCATGGAAGCACGACATCGTCGAGATCGGCGCGGAAGTCGGGATGGGTCCGGCGAAGCTGACCGATGCGCTGTACTACATCACCTCGGCGGGTATGCGGGGCGCCAAGGCGCTCGAGGTGCTCCGCGCATCGGCACAGGCTTCCGCGGCGGGACTGGGGGATATGGGCGAGATCGCCAACGCCGTAACATCCGCGGTCAACGCCTACGGCGCCAGCAACCTGTCCGCTGAGAGGGCGGTCGGGGTACTCGTTGCGACAATCCGCGAGGGCAAGATGCGCGCGGAAGAACTCGCGCCGACGTTGGGGCGCGTTCTGGTGGTGGCCGAGTCACTCGGTGTCAGCTTCAACCAGGTGGGCGCTGCGATCGCTTCAATGACGCGCACCGGCCTGTCGAGTAACCAGGCCGTGACTGCTCTGGTCGCGATCATGAAAACCCTAAATCAGGGCGGGGCCGGTACGCAGAAAGCGCTCGCCGCCGCGGGGCTCAGCCTGGAGGGTCTCCGCCAAACGATCAAGAAGCCAGGCGGGATTCTGACCGCGCTGGTCGAGATCGAGGCGGCGTTCGACCGAATGGGATCGTCGGATAACGGCAACCAACTTGGGCTGGTGTTCAATAACTACAGGGCCCTCACCGGCGCGCTGTCGATGTCAGGGCGGGGGCTGGCCGAGGCGCAACGAATTTTCGCTGAGATCGGAAAAGAGGAAGGTGGAGCGCTCGCTCA